TGTGATGTAGGATACACAGGCCGGTACTATGAGTACGCACCCAACCAACTGGTAGGGACTACGCTCAAGGTCGGCCACAACTCTCTCGCTAAGATGGCTAAGCGGGAGGGTTGGAAAACAAAAGACTTTACACCAGGATATGAACTCCTGATGTTAATCAGGCATCCAATGGATAGATTAAGAAGTGCCTACCAGTTCTTTACTCAACGGCTTCAGTGGAAGCTTACTTGGGAAGAGTTCGTAGATCACATCTTAGCAGGTAACCGGAACAACCACTGGCTACCACAAACTACACACCATGAGAACCCGACAAGGTACATGGAGTTTAATAAGTTCCTCGACGTGCAAGAGAATGCATCTGAGGAAATAGAAGTAGACATCTACTACCGGGAAGCCGAGCTAGCAGAGTACTACAAAGATGATTGGAAACTATGGATAGATCTGACTACATAACCTACGTGGGCTTCAGTGACCCAGATGCTGACAGGAGTATCCTCAAGGATAACATCGGTCGGTATCGAACTAACATCTTCTACGAGTTTAATAAGACTCGTCACGAAGATTATCCACCTCTGTATACAATGCGAGAGGACGAATGGAAAGGTCTGCCGAGTGCTTACCGAATCTATATGGAATCGGATAGTGAGTACGAAGCGGCTATGAAACTGGTTGGCTCCTGGGCCCACTGGCAGCGCCTGCTTAAGTGCAAGCCGTTTATTAACGGTGGTGAAGAGCTAGGGATCTGGATGGGTCTTGACCAATGGAGAGAAGAGAAAGCGATTCAAGATAAAGCCTTTGCTTTGAATCAGCTTAAGATCTCTGCTGCGGGCGGTAACGTCCAGGCGCAGAAGATTATCTTGGAAGGTGATAAAGGTAAGCGAGGTCGGCCTAGCAAGGCTGAGGTAGCTAAGGCTGCTGCGAAGCAAGCTGAACATAGCAACCAAATTAAGAGCGACTTCAAGAGGATTAAGGCTGTAGTTAATGCCTGATAAGAATGCAATCATAGACCTGTGCCGCGGAAGCTTCTTTGCTTTCCTGCGCCTGGTAAACCCACAGTACGTATATGGAGATATACATGCGGAACTTTGTAACTGGATTCAAGAATCTGATAGTGCGAGAAAGCTCGCCCTACTTCCGCGTGGTCATCTTAAGTCTCATATTGCTGCTGGCTATGCTGCATGGCGTATAACTTTCCAGCCATGGATCACCATTGTATATCTATCAGCTGGTGAAGACCTGGCTAAAGATCAGATCTACGCAATTAAAAATATGATGACCAGTCCTGTGTACCGCACATACTGGCCGGAGATGTTTCATGCTGACGAAGGTCAACGAGAACAGTGGAGTGCATACTCCTTCAATGTCGACCATCCTGAGAGAAAACGGCGGGGTATTAGGGATCACACTATCATCGTTAAGACCGTCAAGTCTAACGCTATCGGACTTCATTGCGATCTGCTTATTCCTGACGATGTCGTCATTCCTGCTTTTGCTGACACCGCTACTGGGCGGTCTGAAGTTAATCGCAGCTTGGCACAGTTCACGTCAATCCTCAATCCAAGAGGAGAGATCTTTGCTGTAGGCACGAGATACAATCCGAGTGACGCCTACCAGGGTTTCATTGACAGTGAGTATCCGCTGTGGAATGAAGAGCAACAAAAGTTTTCAGGTAAGAAGAAGCTATGGGATGTATTCGAGCGAACGGTTGAGTCAGAGAGAGATGGTACAGGAGAGTTCCTGTGGCCTGCCACTAAGAGTCCTGATACAGGAGATGTGTACGGGTTCGACCCACAGTCACTGGCGGTCATTCGAGCAGACTACGAGGCCAAAGGGCAGTATGTACAATTCTTCTGCCAGTACTACAATGATCCCAATGCCATTGACCTTCAGAGAATTAGCCGTGGATCTTTTCAGTACTACGACAGGTCGTATATTAAGAACACTGGCAGCGATACATTCTTTCGGAATAGAAAACTTGCTACGTTCGCAGCGATGGATGTAGCGTGGACCGACAATGAAACGTCGGACTATACCGCACTAGCCGTAATCGGCATGGACTCAGATGAGAATATCTACCTTCTCGATCTGGTACAGTTCAAGACAACGAGCTTCACCGAGTACTATAACGAGGTGATCTCACTCCACAGGAAGTGGGGATTCAAGAAGCTAAGGGTAGAGACTAACGCTGGTGGTCAGTTTGTTAAGAACGAATTGGACCGGTTGGTCAAACAGAATGGAGAGGTTCTCTCTATAGACGGCAAGGCCACGGTTAAGAACCAGGGTTCTAAAGCTGAGAGAAAGGGTGCTACGCTCGAATGGAGATACGCAGATCAGAAGGTATTCCATTACAAGGGCGGGTTAATCAATGAGTTTGAAGATCAGATCATACTCCAACGACCCAAGCATGATGACTTATGTGACGCTTTCGTCGCAGCTATTGACATCGCAAAGCCCCCAGGCAAACGAGTTTATTCAAACAACATCAGAGTTATAGACACCGGTGCAACCTACAATAGGAAGTTCGGTGGACGCAGGAGCAGAATAGCATGAGTCATGGTAACGGCGTCGATGTCGACGTTTCAATACTAGGCCCTCAGAACATCATGGCACAACAGGTGGCATTGTTCTGGACACAGTGGGACACCGCCCGTAACGGTATCCTTGATACGTGGGGCGAAGTCCTGCGGTATACGTACGCAACATCAACGAAGGGTACTACCAACGAAGAGGTAGCTGACTGGTCGAACACTACGCACAGACCGAAGATGGCTAACCTTTACGATACGCTGACAATCAACTACGATTCAGCTTTGTTCCCTAATGATGATTGGCTCTTCTTTGAAGGTAATGACGACGAATCATCCAACAAAGAGAAGCGCGTAATTGTACAATCGTACATGAAAACGAAGCACGGTATTCGTGCGAGTGGATTCCGACAGACCATGCGGTTGCTTGAGAGCGACTGGATTCTGTTTGGTAATGCCTTTGCAGAAGTAGAGTATGTAAGGGAAGTATCAATTGATCCTTTGACAGGCCAAGTAACTCCAGGTTACATGGGACCAAAGATCAAGCGACGCGATCCCCGCGACATAGTGTTCAACCCCTTGGCTACGTCATTCAACAAGACGCCCAAGATTACACGAGACATGTACACGATGGCTGACCTGCATCGCCTGGTTGAAGACAACCCTGGCAATGAGATGTGGGCCAATGCACTCGACATAGCTAACAGGCACAGAGGCTCAGGTTACCAGAGTAACATCAGCGACTTCGACCGTGACACACAGATGTCAGTCGATGGGTTCGGAACTGCTAGCCAGTACCTGAACAGCGGACTGGTAGAGATCCTGAACTTCTACGGAGACATGTGGGTAGACGGACCTGATGGCGGCACGTTCATGCGTGACCGTGTTATCTCAGTTGTCGATCGGTATGAAGTGGCTCGTGATGAGATCATTGATACCTGGACCGGCAAGCCGCATATCTACCACGTACCGTGGAGAGAGCGAACCGAGAATCTGTGGGGCCAAGGTCCTTTCGAGAATCTCGTTGGTATGCAGTACCGGGTAGACCACCTGGAGAATGCAAGGGCTGATGCCTTTGACCAGATGCTTGATCCCGATGTAGTCTTCCGCGGTGACGTAGAAGACATCATGCAGATCGGTGGTGCTAAGCACTACTACATCGCAGAGAACGGCAACGTCGATTACCTGCGGCCTGATACCACAGTCCTGAATGCTGATCTTCAGATTCGGGAACTGACTGATGCGATGGAGCTATATGCTCTGTCACCACGAGAAGCCCTAGGCTTCCGTACACCTGGTGAGAAGACACTGGGTGAATTCCAAGGGCTGGCTAACGCAGCTGCCCGAAGCTTCCAGCACAAGGTGAACATCTTCCAAGAGTTCTTAGAAGAAGTTGTCAACGGTGAACTGGAAGTATCTGTACGCTTCATGGATGGATTCGATGTGATCGCAGTTGTCGATGACGACTTCGGCGCCACCGAGTTCAAGAAGATCACCAAGGCGGACATCACAAGTAACGGTAAGCTGGTACCTGTCGGCGCTCGACACTTCGCCAGGAATACACAACTTGTTCAGAACCTACAGGCCCTCCAACAAGGACCTCTGGCAGACCCTGAAGTTGCACAGCACTTCAGCTCCCTTGGTCTTGCAGAGCTTTACCAAGAGTGGATGGATCTGGCTGGTGAGAACAAGTCAGTAGTTAAGCCGTACGCACGAATCGAGGAACGCCTCGAATCACAACGACGAACGCAGGCAGCACAAGACCAAGCCCTGCAAGAGTCACAAGTAGATACAGGAGCAGACGTTGGACCAAACGATCAAGCGCCAGAAGGACTCCCCGTCGGAGAAATTACTCCAGGGTAAGAGTCAAGAGGAGAGAGAGAAGTTCACTCGCAGCTACAAGAGAGCTAAGGGTGTAACAAGTGAAATTAACCGGATACTAGCTAGAGAGATCTCATCAGTAAGTACTGGGATGGACAGTCCTAAGAACTTCGAGACACCTAACTGGCAGTACCTAAACGCATGGCAAGCTGGATACAGACACGCCCTGCGTTTGGCTCAAGACCTAACGAGACAAACATAATGAATGAAGAATTTGGCAAGGGTGCCGACGACCAAGGCAACCAAGATGGAAAGAACTTTGGTGGTGAAGATACTGGGACAACCGGTAATGATAACGCCCAAGGAATGACCCCGGCTGAGATTGAGGCTTTACAGACGAAGAGTGCAGCTGCACAAGCGCACATCGAGAAGCTGGAAAGAGAGAATAAGGAAGCCCGCGACAAAGTCGTAGAGCTTCAGGATAGTCTCTCAAAAGCGACTACCTTAGACGAGGCTCTTGAAAGGATTCAAAACCAAGGTGATACTCAGCAGCCCCCTGCTGACGAAGCCGATGTCGCCCAGATCGTAGAAAAAGTTCTGGGTCAAAAGCAAACGCAAGATACCATGGATTCAAACTGGACGACAGTTGTGAATGCACTAGTGAAGGATCACGGTGATTGGGATACCGCAAACCTGAAAGTTCAGGAACGCGCACGAGAACTGGACATCTCTGACAAGGACGCATCCATGATGGCCCGTCAGAATCCAAAGGCTTTCTTGCAGCTTTTTAACCAGACTACGAAACCCGCTCCGTCCAGCGGTTCTGGGGAAACAGGACAACGCACGACCTTCGATGGTATGACTAACACGAGTGATCGTGACCAGGCATACTACAGCAAACTTCGACGTGAAAACCCCAACAAGTATTGGTCCGTCGATGTTCAAGCTCAGATGCGTCGTGACCTATTTAACGCATAATGATTTACTAGGAATATAACAATGGCTACAATGGACTCAGTATGGGGCTCAACCCATCTCCAACGTAACGAAGTATTCACGAGTCAGATCAAGGAAATGTTTGAAGACCAAGTTTTTGCACAAGCTTGGGTACGTCAAATTAACGACTTCGGTGATGGCGAGAACTATCGTATCTCATCCATCGGTGATCTCACGATCGACCAAATGTCTGAAAGCGTTGCTCTTCCTGAGCGGCGTCCGGACACTGGTCAGTTCGTATTTAATGTCAACGAATTCGTTGGTATTAAGGTCCCTTATACTGATAAGTTCCTTGAGGATGACTTCCTTGCACCGGCTGCTGTTTCAGCTACGCCTCGCAAGATGAAGCGCGCACTCGACGAATACTATGAAACTCAAACCCTGAAGCTGCATCGTGTGCAGACTGCCAACAATGCTAACAGCATTAACGGCGCGTCTCACCGCCTGGTTGCTTCTGGTACCAGCACTACGCTGACCCAGAACGACTTCGCCTACGCACGTTACGCTCTTCAGAAAGCTAAAGCTCCTCTGCGCGGCCTGATCGCCATCGTAGATCCGAGCGTTGAGTTTAACACTAACATCAATGCTACCCTGAATGCTAACACCGACGGTCCCCGTTGGCAAGGTATGGATGGCATGCCAGTAGCTGGTGACGGACACACGTTCCTGAACACCATCGCTGGTTTTGATGTATACGTTTCTGACTACCTTGATACTGCTACGGCAGCTGAAGCCGGTATCCTCGATTACGACGGTACTGCTACGGGCATCTCGGTTGGTGAGAAATTCAACATGTTCTTCACGATTGCAGAAGACGATGCGAAGCCCTTCATTGGTGCATGGCGTCGATCTCCGACGATCAAGTCCTGGCGTGACGAAGACATTGAGACTGAATACCATCAGCTCAGTGCTCGTTTCGGTCTGAACTTGTATCGACCGGAGTCTCTGGTTGTAATCGCGTCTAGCACCACACTTCTTTAAGGAGAATAAGCAATGGCTAAAGCTACTTATTGGACTAACGACGACGGCCTTCGGGTCCCGTTCGGTGCTCGTGACACTTACAACTCTGAAGGTGCGACCATTCGTACCAAGGGCCGACAAAAGCAAATCGAACTGCGTGTAAACGCTACCGATTACGCTGATGTTGCCACCGGAGTTCTTCACGGAAATGAAGCAGTTATCCCTGCT